AGAGGGTGTTGTCTGTGTCGTAATTTTCGTAGCAGCCACGCATGGCGCCACGCCAATGTAGGAACGGATAAGTGAGCATACCAGTGATAGTATTTTGATTGTACGGTAAGGGACCAGCCGCGTAGAACGTAGGCGACAGCTGAAATTGCCATGGGCCGGGAGTGACTAGAGTTTCAGGTCCTCCGCGGTAAACGTAACGATGGGCCATATCGGTAATATGACACACAGGATCAGCGTTGATAAAGCCAACTTCGGGGTTGAGACTAACAGCACGAATGCCTTGGAAAGGTTTCGTGAATGAGTCTTGAAGATTGGCCTGGGTCTTGATGGGGGACCTTCCAGTGGGGGGGGTTAACGTGGTGAGCGTGGTGGCTTGAGGGTCGATTTGAGGTGCAAGAGGGGGGGAACGATATTGCATAAACGACATATCTGGGCCAGCAGCTACATACATGTTAACGTAAATATTGGAAGTTACATCAGAACCAATCGTGGAGATCTTGGAGTCAAGAGTGACTCCGAAACAGCCAATGCTATTCGCAGAAGTTGCGAGAGTAACATCGTCAAGTTCGTGCCAATGAGGGATTGACACGTAACCCATGGTTCGTTCAATCTCTTTAGGACCGTGTATGGAGATGAGCTCCGACACGATATCTCCATCGTAATCATCGAGAGGAGCAGTGAAGTTTGGCACTTCAGGGAAATGGGCGATACGTATATCGCAGACTGTGTTGGGCGAGGCAACAACTTCAAGTAAGATTTTGAAGGAGCCACGCCAACGCTTAAAGAACTGCGAGTAGTACGCCATGTATGTTGGTTGCCAGATTCCATCTGGCCAGCGGTCGGTTGAGGTAAAGACCTTGGGGGAGTTAGCAGGGTTCAAAACCCAGTAAGACCAAGTTCCTTGAACGCTGGCTGGAGTGAACTTAAAGGTTCTCACAAAGGTTGGGCGCATGATTAAATCTGCGAGAGAGGGTTGCGGATTTAGGCTTGCAACACACGCCCCTTCGACGCTAACGACAGCATCAGGATTGATGGCGATTTTAACACCCATATCAATACCTTTGCCATGATTGAGGGTGGCAAGGTAGTCGGTATAGACGGGATGTGGTGGCATCACCTGGGTTGGTTTGTCGAGAGCTGCAAGACTTGCGAGTGGGCCTAATGTTTCCATCAGAGAGCCCACGACTTCTGCTGCGTCCATAACAGATCCTAATATTCCTTTGATCGTGGAGGTGGCCTCGGCGACGCCGGAGATGGATGAGTTTTTGGCTTTAGCTTCTTTCGTGGTCTTTGATTGAGTCTTAAGCACCACCTTTCTGGTAGTGGTAGTAGAAGAGACGTTGTCTGAGGGAGAGTAGCCCATCAGAACGAGGTTTTTGAATTTAGCATAAACGCTAACGGTGACAGGATCGGGAGTGGATCCTCCAGCGGCTTCGAGTTGATTGAGAACGCGGATGAAGAGCGAACCAATTTTCGATTTGTGGCCAGAGGAGCCTATCGCAGCGATGAGCATGAAGGGCAAAGGTGCCTCCCATGTGATCGTGCGTTCCTGGGAGACGCCAGTGGTGGCTTGCATGGAAAAACCATTGCATTGAGACAGGGAGACAACGTTTTGGTGCCGGAAGGCGGAGGTGGATGTGGAGTCATAATCGGGGACCCAGCCGCACATAAGTGCGCCATAGTTCCACGCGGAGGAAGTAATTCGGATGTAAAAGGTGACATCGGAACGCATTCCCATGTAGTCGCGGAACTTGTCGTAGATATAGGGCTGAGCGTATATGACGTCAGGAAACTTGATTTCCTGCAGCAAGGTATTTGAAATTTGAGCTGCAGTCCAATCAAATTGGAGGACGCGATAAAATCGTTCACACATTTGGGACACACTTTCGG